GAGTTCATCACCACACTCCCCGTACTGGTAATGGTCCCGCTGCCCAAGTTCACCGCGCCGCTCACAACGTCAAAAGCTCCGGTCATGCCCGACAGGGGGGCACCCACCTTAAGCATGTAGCCGCTGGCAGGCGTTCCCGTCGTAGATCCGCCAGCCTCAATGTCCACGAAATTAACATTGCCGCCAGTGAATGCCCCCAAGGTGAAATTAGGCTGAATAAGAAGGCCGGTGGTGGCGTAGCTGTTTCCGCTCGCCGTGCCCACTCCGGTAAGCTGCTCCATGTTGGACGAGACACCACCAGGTACAGTGATGGCGGGGTCCACTGAAAAGTAACTCGTTGTCGAAGTTCCATTCGGCCCAATCTCCACGCGATTGTTGAATTGGTTCGTGCCCGTCAACACGTTGTTGCCTGATAGCGATACCGCAAGCGAGCTGACGATGGACGGCGTCGAAATGCTGACGACAAGGATGCTCGGGCTGATGGCCGTTGCCAGAGGGTAGACGTACTGGCCGGCCACACTCGGCGCGGTGGATGTCACGATCCCAGCGGCCAACGGAACGTAGTAGATGCTGCCCGTCGTTAGCGCAGACCCGCCGATGGGGCAGATGCCGTCAACAACCACCTGAAACGCTCCCGCCGAAAGGCCTGTGCTGGACACGATGCCAACGGCGTTCGCCGCCGCCAGCGTTGAGTTGGCCGAAGCCCCGACCCATGTCCCCCCCGAGTTTATCGTCACGGGCTGCCCTGCGACAAAGCTGTTGGCCTGCGTCACGTTGTAGTAGACGGCAGTGGTTGACGCGACCAGCGACCCGCTAACGAGGGTGCTCCCGGTGAAGTCGTACGTGTTGGCCCCCATATAGTAGTAGTTGATGCCGGCCGTGCTTACGGTGCCGGCCCCCGTGCCGTTGGGTTCGACCGTGATTGCCTGACGCTGCGCCTGTGCTGAGAACGGCAGCAGGGCCGCGAGGAGAAATGGGAGTAGCTTCTTCATTGTGAAAGTACGATTGTTGAGGAGACTGTCGTGGTGGCTGTATGGGAAAGTGAGTCGGTCACAGTGCAGGTAAGCGTCGAGGTGTACGTTCCGGCCCCGCCGCCGAATTGGGCGTAAACCGTACTCGTAAAGGCGCCATAAAGGCCGACAGCCTGACCGCTCGTGACAGCCCAAGAATAGGTGTAGGGCGCAACGCCGCCCGTTGCCGTGGCCGTCGTGCTGGTTGTATTGGCGCTAAATACCCCGCTCCCAAAGATGGAAGTCGGGCTTGCGCTCACCGAAAGGGTCGGGGTCGGGCTGGGTGTAGGCGACGGCGTTGGGGTTGGTGACGGTGTAGGAGTGGGAGTTGGGCTCGGCGTAGGCGACGGGGTGGGCGTGGGGGTGGCCGTCACGACTATCGCGTACTGCCTCGCACTCGCAATCGGGACAACGACCTGACCGAACGTGAGGAAGGACGGCGCGAAGATCAGCGCGAACATCAGGCATACAGGGACAAGCGTTTTTAGGTATTTCATCCGATTCTCCAGTTTGTGCCGTCGTTGAAAACCGGGACGATGTTTGCACCACCTCCGGCAACGACAGCCCCTATTCCTGCGGCGAGGGTGGCGTTAGAGTTGTTGACGAAAAGCCTTACCCCCGTAGGTGCGTTGGCCACAGCCGGAAGTGCAGCAACAGCAACGGCTATGTCTTCATACAGGTTCCTGAATCCAGAATCTGAGAGGACAGGAGCGCGACTGTAGTTTGAAGAGCCTCCATTGGTGAAGGTGTTGTGGTGTGTCCAGATGTCCGATCCGTTCGTCCCAATGGTGATGTCGTGCGCGAAGTTGGAGAAGTTGTTGTCGTGGATCTTGCACAGGGCAACGCTTCCTCCGTTGGCAAGGAAGATCGCTATTTCCGCTCCGCCGCCACCAGCAAACTCATTGCCTCTGATAACGTGACGCTCGCCTGTGGGAAGGTAGATGCAGCCTCCCTCCCCAGCCGTGTAGTCAAAGTCGTTGTCAGTTATCCACATGTTCCCCGCCATGCCGTTGATGGAGAGGCCATATGTCGCCGACCCGCGCGTGAGTATATAGTTGTTGTCGATAACCCAGTCTTCCGCTCCACCCGAGGCGCCCGCTCCGGTCTCGTAGATGCAGTCAGTGGATGAACTAATGAACATCGAGTCCTTGATGACCACAGTCTGGAAGCCCGTTAAGCCTCCCTCGAAGTCCAAGCACCTGTTGGTTGTGACGAAGTAGGAGTCGGTGACCCATAGGCCGTCCAGGCTCTGGGAGCCCGATATGGAGGCGATGATGCCCGCCACAGCGTTTCCGATAATCCTGTGCCAATGGCAGAACTGCGGATTAGTGATGTTGAAGCACGACTTGAAGAGCGTGCCACCAGTTGTGTAGGCGCAGAAGGCCAAGTCTTCGAACACCGAGAAGGGCTGCTGCGTGTACGCCGAGTCTGGCATCGAGACCGTGAAGCAGTCATCCACGTTGTTCGCCTTCGTGACGCAGGTAAGCCCTTTGATGGTAAGGGGCGATGTATTGGGCATGGCTCCCTGCGACGACTGAAGCGTGATCGCAAACCCGCTGTTTCCAGCAGATGCCGACTCCCAGATAATAACGGATGAACCGGCTCCGTCGCCCTCGATTGTAAGACCGGCTGCCGTCGTGGGAAGTGTAGCTGTGTACCTCGCGGTTGCCTTATACGTTCCAGCAGGAATGCGTAGCTTCGCCCTTCGGGAACTGGTGCCAAGATAAGTGATGGCGGCTGCCAGAGCGTTGACGAACGCCGTATTGTCAGCCGTTCCGCCACCGCCCCCGGAGCCGTCACCCGTTGCCCCGTATGCCATGACATCAAACACACTGACTTCAGAGACGATCTGGTCGCTGCTATTCGATATTAGGACAGCGTTGGCAGGGATCGCCGCACCGTTTACTTTGGCTACAGTGGGGTTCGGGTATGTTCCCGTCAGGTCCCCTCCCGCCGGTCCGTTTGGGGGAAGGCTTGAGGGTGTCCCTGTTATGTTCGCATAGGGAACGCCATTGATCGCCTCATCAGCAGATGCCGTCACCAAGCCCTTGCCGTTCACGGTGAACGTGGGGACGCGGGCCGCGCTTGAGGGGTAGGAGCCGGGAGTCACCGTGTTGACCGTAGCCAGAGTGGTTGCAACAGCCCCAGCCGTTGTCGTTACGTCACCCGTAAGGGCGGGCATCTGTGCCGCACCAAGGGTGCCGGTGTTCACCTCGCTCGCCGCTATGCTCTTGTTCGTAAGAGTCTGCACATCCGTTGTGCCAACGACGGCCCCGGTGGGCTGCACGATGACCGAGGGAACGCCGAGCACGTTTGTCAGTATGCCGTTGGCCAGTGCGGTGAGCTTCTGTCCGTTGATCGCCTGCACGTTCGGGTTGGGATACGTCCCGGTCAGGTCCCCGCCGGCGCTGCCGTTAGGCGGGAGGGAAGTAGGCGTCCCCGTTATGTTCGCATAGGGCACTCCGTTGATAGCCTCGTCAGTCAAAGCAGTGACGCGACCCTTCGTGTCAATGGTGACAACCGGGACCCTAGCTGCAGTTGACGGCAGCGGCCCCGTCGCGGAGCCGATCGCTCCAAGCGTAGGATTGGGGTACGTTCCGGCTAAGTCTCCGCCAGCGCTGCCGTTAGGCGGGAGGGAAGTAGGCGTCCCCGTTATGTTCGCATAGGGCACTCCGTTGATAGCCTCGTCAGTCAAAGCAGTGACGCGACCCTTCGTGTCAATGGTGACAACCGGGACCCTAGCTGCAGTTGACGGCAGCGGCCCCGTCGCGGAGCCGATCGCTCCAAGCGTAGGATTGGGGTACGTTCCGGCTAAGTCTCCGCCAGCGGCACCCGTAGGCGGTCCGCCCCCACCGCCTCCGCCTGACGCCGGCTGCTGGGTCTGCGCATTGCTATGCGCCCCAGCCGAGCGGACCTCGGTCTGGTTAAAGGCTAGCGCAAAGTTGGACGTGCTGGCCATTACAGGACTCGATTCCAAATCAAACTATTCGGGTTCGTCACGGGAACAATGAACGCCCCCGCCACGCTTGCACTCGGGTCGCCGATCTGCATCGGGCGCAGCATCCAGTTTTCAAGGACGTACCCGCCGCCCGGGTAGCTGATCGTTACCTGAAGCAAGAGGGGGAGCTGGATCGTGGTGATAGAGGTTACATTGAGCGAGTCTATCGAAGTCTTTATCCCGCCCGTTTCTGCCGTGATCCAGCCCAAGTAGATGGGGGACGTGGTCCCCGATATGACCTGCGTTCCCAGCGAGGTGGTCATGTTGGCGCCTGCCACCGGGAACGGGTTGAAGTAGTTGAGGAGAAGCTGCTGTACGAGCGTCGTCAGCTTGTCGTCGTCGCTCTCGATCATCAGCGGCGTTTGCAGCCCCGTGCTGGCGAAGGCCGTCGTCTGGACCGGCGAGATGTTCCGGTAAATCGTGATGATGTCGCCAATCTGGATGTTGGCCGCGCCCGGCGAGGAGTTCGAGACAATGGTGATGGAGCCCGTCTGCAACTGGTTTGCGGTGTTGTAGCCGCCCCCCGTTACCGTGTAGTCCCCGCCCAAGAGGCACGCCACCGCCCCGTCAACGACGGCCAGATCCGCGGAGGTGTTGAAGGGGAATGTCACGGCCAAGGTCTGCGGCAGAACGGTTACGGTGTACTGGCAGCGGGCTAAGGTGGATGAGACGCTCATGAGATTCTCCTATTTGTTATTGGCTTGCTTTTCAAGTTTGAACGGGGAGACGCCAAGCTCAGCCAGTTCCTCGATCTGCTCGTATGCCTTGTCGGCGGCGCCCATCTCGAACTTGATTTGGTAGCCCTTGAGCGATTCGCCCGCCTTCTTGGCGTGCTCGAACGCTTCCTCGGGGGTGTCGCCCCAACCGACCACGGCACCTATCTCGGTCATCTCGTCGTCCTGGCATACGACGTACCGCTTGCCGTCAACGATCACCAAGTTGTAGAGCTTGATCTGGTTGGCGAACTCCTCCGGGTAGTCCACGAGTTGAAGGTTGTGCTCGGCCCATGCGCTCTTGACGATCACCTCGACGCCCCACTTGGCGGCGGGGATGGGCTCGACCAAGACGCCGCCTGCCCCCTCCCAAATGATCTCCGAAAAGTTGGTCCAAAGCTCCTGCATGAGTTCGGAGGGCGGCGACGGTGCGCGGATCGTGGCGTCGATCATGTACGGCACCTTGTCCTTGCCGATGCGGACCTCGTTGGAGACCGTGCCGCGCGCGCCGTATTGGGCAAAGAGCGGGGCGAAGGCGTCGTTCCACCTGCGCAGCGGTTCAGGGATGGAGGCATAGGACACGAATTGTCCTAGGTATCCGCAGTCCTTAACCTCGATTCCAACAAGGGTTTGCGCAGGGTATTGGCCGTCTATCGTGAACGTGTCGATGCCCGCCTCGACGCAATCAGGAAGCTCGTTCTCGACGATGAACTCCAGCTCCTCTTTGAACGGACCGAGCGTCTCCGCGATGGCGTGGACCTTGGGTTCCACGATGTCGAACGACGGGGCGAAGAACGTCTCGGTTACGCCGCGCCACTTGTCGATCTTGACAAGCTGGTTCTTGTGGGCCGTCAGGTGCTTCTCCAGCTCCGTAACACCCTTCACGATCTTCCACGGCTGCACGGGTAGGCCCAGCTTCTCCATCTGCTCCTTGCACAGCTCGCGGTAGATTTCCTGCTCCTCGGCGTTGCGAGGACCCCACACGCGCTTGCCGAGCTTCTCAAGGTGAATTTGAAGGGCGGCGTGGCCCAAGTCCACGAACACGAAAAGGTCCACCGAATCGAAGTGAGGTCCGAAAATCCCGTCAACCCGCTCGACATTTTCAAGCCCGTGCCCCAGCATCCCCTTTGACATCGTGGGGAAGTTGCCCGCGTAGGGCACGTAGAGGTACACCTTCTTGAAGTCGCGGCCTAGCCGCTCGGCAATGCTGACGAACAGGCCAGAGCAAACCACTAGCGCGGTCTTATTCCCCAGCGTCATCGTCTTCCCCCTTTCTCGGGTCGTCTCGCTCGGGCAATAGGCACCCTTTTTCGCCCGTTTCTGCGGCGTCGATTATCTCCTGTATGTCGTCGGTGAAATGTTCAGCGTTCACTGTGGTCGATCTTCCTTTTGGGCAGCGTTTGGCGAAGGCCAGGGATTCCGCTCTCGACGTGCTCCATGACGGTGTCGGCCTTGCGCTTCACAGGCTCGCCCTTGCGGTCCTTGTCGGTCATCTGGGCGGCGGTTTGCACGCCCTGCGGGACGACAAGCCCCTTGACGAACTCGCCCCACTGGTACTGCCGCTCCGAGGGGTCGCCGCCGATCACCTTGCCAAGCTCAACGTCGGTGCGCCCGAACGGCGTCTCGTCAACGAGGCCCATGGCGGCGGCGCCTGCCCCCGACAGCCAGCCCTGCGCATCCCGATCGCCCTTCCTGATCTTGGAATTGGCAACGCGGTAGGTGGTCGCCCCTACTTGGAAAGTCTGAAAGATGGGGTGGTCGAGAAGGAATGAGGGCAGCTCAACCCCGTAGATGGACATGCTGCCGGCCGCCACGTCGCCCTTCTTGCGTTTCTCGCCCGCCTGATAGAAGCCGCCGAACTTGATGGGGGAATCCTTGGCGGTGAAGTACCCAAGCAGCATGGCGAGACCGCCCGCGCCCAGCGTGCCCTTCTTCAAGTTGCGCATGATGACATCTTTCTGGTCGGCGGTAAGCGTCTCGAACCCGGCACGCGCGGCCTTGGCGATCTTCCACGATCCTGTCGCAAGCCCGGTCGAGTATTCGATTCCCTCGCCCACCATGTTGGTCGGCACCTTGCGGATCGGCATGGCAATGCGGGCGGCAGTACCGACAGCCTTGCCGATTCCCGGCGCGGTCTTGCTATGCTCTACGGTCCCCAACGCCGCGCTGATGGCATCGTTAAAGACGTTATCCTGAAGGAACAGGTTTGCCTGCGCCTTGCGGTAGGCGCGATTAGACATGGCGGTCTGCACGGCAGGATTTCCAGCGTCAGCCTCCGTCCTGATGGCGTGGTCAAACTGCTTCTCCATCGCCAGCGTATAGCTGAACCGCTTGAGCGGGGCCTTGAGCGCGCCGTGAATGTTGCCGACGTAGTCGATGATGGACCTGTCAACGACGCTACCCTCGCCAACGGCGTCATCCTTGCCCTTTCCGAACAGGACATCCAAGTCGCTCTGGCCGGTCTTTAGCGTTTGCGCGGCATCGCGCAGGCCCTTGCTCCATGCCTCGCTGTAAGCCTTGGCGAGTGCCCGGGTATTGAATCCGCTCTCGACCGGGGAGCCCTTGGCTATCTCGCGGACGACAGGCAGTTTGCCGTACAGAGCCCCAACGGCATCCTCCAACGGGGTGGACACCATGCGGAAGGCGCTTGCCGCCGTCAGCTTGGCCAGCGTGACCGGTCCCGACAGCACGAAACCGCGCCGCCACTTGACCGCCAAATCCTGCAACTTCTCGAAGGGCGTGCGGTTCTCCAGGCGCTCGCGTATCACGGCCTCTTGGAACTCTTGCTTTACGCGGGCGTGCGCCGCCTGCAAGCGTTCAAGCTCGGCATCCTGCTGGACGGGCTCCGGCTTGGGGTTGGGGGAAAGGTCGCCGCGCTGAAGCTTGGCTCCAATCTCCTCGGCAGCTATCTCGGCGCGGCGCTTGGCGGCGGCGAGGCGCTTGGCCTCATGGGCGGCAAGCTGCTCCTGCGTCTTGACGAAAGACTTCTGGATGCGCCGTACAAAGGACTCATGCTCGGGCGTCAGTTTGCCGTCCTTCGTGGCTGCGGCCAGTTGCCGCTCCATTGAGGCAATCGAATAGTCGTCGCGGAACATTACGGCCCGCGCGCGGAAAGCCTGCGCCTGCTCGGTTCCGAACTGCGTCACGACATTGGAAACCTTTGTGTAGTAGTCCCTTGCGCGGGCGATTCGCTGCTCGGCATCCTGCGCGCCCTCCTTGTCGCCGCTTGCGAGGGCGTCCTGATACGCGGACTCGGCGGCGGCGCGCTCGTTGGTGGCCGTCACCATTTCATGCGAGGCGAGGAACACATCGCCTGTCGAGACGTTGGTGGGCTTGCCCGTGGCGAGGATCTGGGCAAGGCGCTCGATCAGCTTTCGGCCGGCGAGGGGGTCCGCCTCCAGCTTGGCCTGCGCCTTAGCCTGCTCGGCCTCATCGGTCGTTTCCTCACCGTGCTTGGGGGCCTCGTCGCCGAGTTCCGTTGCGGCCTCCTCCCGGGCTACGTTCTTGATGCCAATGAGTTTCCCCTCGTCCTTCTTGGGTTCGGGGGCGGTCTCCGTCTTAACGTCCTCTGGGGGAACGGGCTTCACCTCGGGAGCTGGGGCCTCTGGAACGGGCTCTGTCGGGGCTACCTCATGGATGGCCTCAGCAGCCTGCATCAGGACGGCCTTTTCCTGCGGTTTCTCGGCCTCTAGCGAGGCTTCCGACAGCACGCGGGGGGCCTCGGCAGGGGTAACCGCCTCAGCGGCCTTGGCGGCCTCAGGAACGAGCGTCTGGACTTGGCCCATGGCGTGAGCCGCCGCCGCCACCTTGGGGAACATTTTGGTACGCAGCCCAAGATACCCCAGTCCCGCCTGTGCCGTCGCACTGGTCACATCCACAGTCTTTTGAGCCCCAGAGACATTCGGGTCTGCGACTTCGCGGTAAAGCTGGGGAACTTGTTTAGCGGTCTGCGCAACCGCATACGCTCCATACGCTTTGCCAACGATACCCTTGATTAGGGGACCTGCGCCACCCGTGAAGGCACCCAGCAGGAGGTTGCCGGGATTGAGGGCCATTTCTGTAACCTTGCCTGCAACGGCATTGGGCACATCCCCCCACCCCATCTTTATACCCTCAGGCTGCGGACGGGCCTTGGGTCCACTCGAAAACAGATGGTAGGTCAGGCGGTCGAAATGGTCAGCAGCCTCCTCGTAGGGGGTTGCCGCCCTAATCGAGTCAGTGGTGGCACCCTGGCCTTTATCGCCGCCGTCCAGAAGGGCGTCGGCAGGCATGGGAGGGGCAGCCGGCGCGCCCGCTCCAGGCGTGGCCCCTGGCTTGCCGTCCAGTAGTTCGTCGGCGTTGAACATCAGGGTACGCCGAACTGCCTAAGAAGGATCTCCTTGGCCGTTCCACGGTCCACCTTGCCTGCCTTGTAGGCGGCGGCGACATCATCGGTCGTCGAGTACCGCCCAAACCCGAGGCGCTCCCTCTCCGCGGCCGCCTGCTCGGGCGTGGCCTCTGCGCCCTTCTTGGTCTTGGTCCAGTTCACAAACGCCTTTTGGGCATTGGCATAGCGCAGCTTCTCAGAGGCCTCGAAATCCTTGGCCGTCTTGAGCACGTCCTTCCGGTCAGCGTTCTCGCCAAACTCGGCGGCGAACTTGTCGTCGTCCATGCGCTCAATGCTTTCCACGCTCTCGGCGCTGCGGGCGGGCTCGGTGTCCGTACGCGGGGAAATCAGGATGCGCCCCATGGACTCCTCGTGGGCCTGCCGCATCAGGTCAAGCTGCTCGGCGTGCATCTCGTTGCGCTGCCCTGTTTTCGCAGCCTTGAGCTTCGTATCCGCCAACGTGTGGATCTCCTTCTGGAGTTGCGGGGGCAGGCTGGCCGCCTCGTCCGTAACCTGCCGCACGTCCTTTTCGGGGTTGTCCGAGTCGCTTAGGTCCATGTCGCGGAGCCTATTGAGCATAAGCGCCTGCTCGTCCTGCGCCGTGTGGTAGTCGGTACGCGCCACCATGGCCTTGTAGTTCTTCACAAACTCGCCCGTCACCTTGCCGCTGGCCTTCAGGTCTGCCAATTCCTTGTCGCTCTTGGGCAGGCCGCTGGTCTGGTAGTCGTTCACGGCCTCGCCCGCCGTCGTCCGCTGGAGGTAGTTCACCTGCTTCTCGGCGGTGTTGCGCAGCGTCGAAAGCTCGGTCTCGGGCACGCTCTTGAATTTGCCCGCGTCGATGTCCTTAAGCGTGGCGTACGGGTCATGGTCTATCCCGTTCAAAATCTGGTTCTTCTGGAGGACCGGCTGCACCTGTGACTGGTAGTACGCGACCTTCTCGGGGGTGATGTCCCCAGCCGCCTGCGCCAGCTTTATGGAACTCATCGCCTTCGTCGCCATCTCCGGGTCGCCCGATTTCAGGAACTCATTCCAGTTGGCGACCGCCGCCCCCTCGCGCCGCTGGCTCCCCAGCTTGTCGGCGACGACCTGAAACTTGGCCGTGGACTGCCCGATGGCATTGTCCAGGTTCATGTTGAAAATCTTGGTCGCCCGAGGCGACAGCTTGCTCCCGTACTGGTCAAGCTGCTGCTGCTTCCATGTCTGCGTCTGCTCGGTCCAGTTTGGGACAATCTGCTCGTCAGGCGTTTTCTTCACGTTGTGAAGGAAGTCCGAGTGCATCTTCTGGAATGACAGCGACGAAGAGTTGAACACGTAGGCCTCCTCGGCCTTCCGCTTCTTCTCCTCGTAGTCCACGATGGCCGACATGCCCTCCTGCACGGCGTTGTTGGCCGCGCCAACGGTTTGCCGCAACTGGCCGAGCGCCCGAAGCTGGGGCGTCACATCGCGCTTCGCGCCAATCTGCTGGTCTTGGACGCGGGCGCTTCCAGGGATTGTGGGAATGTTCGCCATGTTAGCCCCCTTGGGATACGTTGTACGCCTTGGCTCCTGTGCTCGCCACGCCGGCTATCCCGTTAAAGATGTCGGCAGCCCCCTGCAGGTGGTAGATGTCGGCCTGCATCTGGCCCTCGTAGACCCCCTCCTCGGCTGACGAGTAGAGCGCCGATTCCTTCTGTTGCACGCTCGTCCAATAGGTCTGGATGTCCTGCTCCTGCCGCCCCGCAGTCGTAGCCTCGATCTGCATCGCGCTGCCCGTGTCGGACAGGACGCCCGAAGCCGCGAGCGCCGCCCGCTGGTTCGACTGGTAGGCTTGGTCGTCCTGCCGCTGCTTCTCAATGTTCGCGTTGGCGTTCAGCGCAATCTGCTGGGCGTTGGCCTGATCCACCTTTGCGTTGTAGTCGGCGGCCTGCGTGGCCGCCTTGGCCTGCATGGAGGAGGCGTGAGCCTGCTCTGCGGCAGATGCCGCCGTTGCCACTGCGGAAATGACGAGTGCTGCTACCATGACTTACAGAGGTAAACGTGTGCGGTGCTCTTGGGGTCCTGCCAGCCCGCGCGCACCATGAAGCGGTAAAGGCCCGTGTCCTTTGCGACGAATGACATGAGATTGTGGCATCCCTCGCTTTTGGCCAGATGCTCGAAGTACCCCAGCAGGCGGGCGACGGCTTCGCGTGTCGTGGGCCCCGTGGCCATGTCGGGGTTCGTCGTGATCCAGTCCACAACCCCCAGCTTGTTGTCCTTGGAGAAGTACACGAATCCAACGGCGATGTTGGTGTCGCCCACCCCCACAAATGCGCCAAAGGTTGGCAGGATTGCCAGCGGCACGGCGGGCACCGCATGGCGTTCCCACCACCCACTCAGGGTCTCGTAATGCTTTTCCGTCTCAAAGGTTGTGATCTTCATACCCTTCCGGCGACGTTGCTCTTAACGGTTATCCCAAGCAAATAGAAGGGCAAAGGATCATAGCCCTGAATGGCAAAGGCGGGGTCGAGCGAATAGCCAAACAGCCCGCCCACCTCGATGTCCACATCCAGCGGCACGTTGGGCTGAAGGGCGGGAGGGGTGTTGGTGTTCGCCGTGATCGGGTACGCCTCGATGTCCTTCACCTGCGTCAACTGCCCCGCCACAGGCGGCGCCCCGTAGCAGGACCATTGCCCGCCGATGGAGTTGAGCGTCCGCAGGTAAAGCGACTCGATCGACTTCGTGAGCCCGCTCGTGGGCCCCATTCTTGGGTCAAGGTCCAGCCGCATGGGCTCGATCTGCCAGTTGATGGGCAGGCCGACGCAGACCACATCCCCCTGCGCCGGCTGGTAGTTCGGGATCGTCACATAGGCCCACCCGAGGAACGGCCCGCTCGACTGAAGGGTGCAGGTCAGGCTTCGTATCGCCCATGCCCCGCTGCCCGACGCGGGAACGATGGAGGCGACAAGCGTCCTACCGACAAGGCAAAGCGGGAGCCCATAGATGGAGTTCGTGTTCGCAAAGGGCGGCGCTCCGTACGTGAAGAAGGTCGCGCAGTCCGCGTAGCACATCTGGTTAAGCTGAGGCGCGCCCGAGTTGTAGGCCTGCCAGTCCACCGGCCAAAGCCGCTCAAGCTGGCACCCCTTGCCGTTGTTGGTCCCGATGTCGCGGAGCACCGTGACCCATACCTCGTCGTCGGCACCGTTGACGCCGTAGATCACCTGAACCGAAATCACCTTGTCACCCGCGTCCGTACCCGTGCTGTGCCCCGCCCACGCGAACACCTTCTGCTCCATGGCGTAGGTCATGGAGATAAGCGTCCCGTCGCCGCAGACCGCCCAGATGATCGGCTGGTTCTGCCACTCCTGCTGGTAGTCGAACTGCACGATCCCGGCATTGGTCAAATGCTGGGAGGTCGTCTGCATGTCCTGACTCATGTACTTGTTCGTGAACACGCTGAACATCATCTGCTGGAAGGTCCGCGCCCTCCGCTGCACGTACATGCACGCCTGACCGATGATGAGGGCGGGCAGGTTGGGGGCGCTCCCGTTCACCGTGTGCTCAAGCGCCTGGATCGCCGTGGGCGTTATCGCCGATGTCGCCGACCCGGATGAGATGATCCACTCTGCAGACGCCATCCCGACAAAGAGATCCGTCTGAGCGGCAAGCCACTGGATTGGACCGCGCCCCGGAGCATTGAGAGTGAAGGCAAGACCGTAGGTAGACTGGCTCTGATCGTAGAGCGCGAAGTTTTCGATGTCATTGGTTTGCGATGCCCAGACGTTTTGCGGTTGATAGGCCGAGTACCCGTACCAGACGCGCTCCTGAAAGACGGTGACGGCCTGCGGGTAGCCGCGGACGGCGGACCATGCCCCCTCGCTCCAGAAAATCGTGCTGGCCGTGTTGTAGAGCTGCGCGCCTATGACTGTCGCCGTGGCCGAGTAGGCGTTCGCAACTGCGGTAATCTTCACCAGCCCGTAGATGAACTGGTTCTCGGCGGTCAAAACAATGCGGGGAGGAGTGGAGGAGGCCCATGCCACGTTGTTTCCAAGCGTGAAGCGGTAGACGCCTCCGTTTAGCTCCTGCCCCGAAATGGAATAATTGGCATCCCCGCGACTCGACAGGATCGTGATCGTCTGCCACGTCACGGCGTTGTCGTAGGAGACCTGAATCGTGATGTCGCTCTGCCAGACGCCGTAGGTCTGCACCTCCCATGTGCCGACAAGGAAGAACTGGCCGGCGGTCCCGTTGAACGTGGCCCCGCTCGAATACCACGAGCCCCCCGAAAACGTGTAGCTCGCACTTGAGCCCGTAGCGTCAAACTCGATGAAAGACGTGGGCCTGTTGTAAGCGAGTTGCCAATAGCTCCCGACGTGCCCCGCCACAAAGTTGGTCACGGTCGCCCAGTACCCGCTCGCCACATCGTTGGCGAAGGTGCCACTCGTATGCGTCTGCAGGCAGTTGTAGACCACGCCGCCCGAGGAAACCGTGTTGCCGGGGACGTAGACCGTTGTGCCTGCCCACGCGCTGTTCGCCGCGGCGGTCAAGGTTACGCTGCCCGATACCGCGCTTGCCGTCAGCGTCTCGTCCGTCGCGTTCTCGTCCAGCATCGGCGGCAGGAGGAATTGCACCTGCTGCATCACCCAGCCCGTGTTTGGGACCCCCGTGTAGACGTTCGTGTAGCGGGTCAGCTTGTAGACCGGAAAGTTAGGGTGGACGATGTAGGCCACGTCGTTAAGCACCTGAAGCTGCACGTTCGCCACGTCGGCGGTCCAGTAGTTGGGTGCCGTGAAGTTGGTCCCGCTGTAGGGAGCCGGGACCTCGTAGACCGCCTGAAGCACCCAATGCGTCGGGTCAGACCCGGGCGACACGATGGAATTGTTGAGCGGGCCATTGTACAGGTAGTATGGGATGCCGCCCACATTCACGAACGCCCCCGCCGCGTAGCTGTTGCCGTTGGTCCAATTCGGCATCGAAGTCGGATTGACCGTGATCTGCACGCCGTTCGCGCAGAAGCGAATCCCCTGGTCGCAGAACTCAAGCTGGAAGGTGACGCCCGGGGCCACCTGAAACTTGCGGAAACTGGAAATGGACGCCGTTCCCGCCGAGTTGATCTTGCCCTGCGCTATCCACTGAGTGCCGGGCCTGCGCTGGGCGCCGCCCTGCTTCGTCGGGATGACGTTCTGCAGCTTCCGGCAGGCGTTGCGGTAGCCCTCAAGGTCGTAGCGGGTGTCCATGGAGGGCGCCCACTCGCCTCCCGTGAACTGAACGATGGGGCTAAGGCTACCCATTTGTGGAACGCCTGCGAGCCTGAACGAAGCGGGACGAGGAGATCGGGTTAAACCGCTTCAGCCTGTCGTCGCCCGCGTTCTTCACCCGGGCGTCCTGTATCCGCTGGCGGTAGGCCATGGCCAAGGTCTGCGAGATCCCCATGTCGTCCTTCCGCAAATGCGTGGCGATCATGGCCGACAGCTTCAGGACGAGGCAGTCGGTAAAGAGCGAGTCGTAGATCGTGGTGTCGGTCTGGTACTGCACGTACACGATGTTCGCCAAGGCGGCGTTCGTGTAGAGGTAGCGTCCGTAGATTTCATGGGGCTGGCCCTGCGAGGAGTTCCCGCCCTGCCAACCGCTCGTGCCGCCCCATCCCGCCCACCATCCCCATCCGCTCCAGCACCCGCCGCCGTTAAGGCTCACCAACGCGATGAAATCGGCCGGCAGCGTGTAGGCGTAGCTCCATGGGGCCCCGCTCACGGTGTTGCCCGCGGGCACCCCGAAGAAGCTCGGCGAGTAGGTGTTCGTCTGGAACCAGTAGCCCTTCGTCAAGTCCACCGTGAACGAGGCGCTCGCCGTGTTGGCGATCAGGCACTGGTACAGGTAGCCCGCATAGATCACGTACGCATTGACGGCGTAGTTCGTCCCCGGCGTCCATGTAGTCGCCGTGCTCGGGATGTTGGTCCCGTAGGTGGCAGAGGCCGGATTCGGGATGATGGCCTGCCCCAGTGACGCAATCGCCTTCAGGCAGTTCCAAGGCGTCTCGCGCGCCACGCTTCCGAACGCCTGACTCCACGCCACGTTGCACGCAACGGCGTTCGGGTCGTTCTGGTTCGTGATCGACTGGATCTTGTTCTGGCCGATTTGCATCAGGCTCAGATTGCAGATTTCTACCTGTGATAATTGCTGCATGTTGAAAAAGTTAGGCCCCGCCCCAGATGATCCAACACATCCAAGACGGGGCCATCATAACTAACTTTAGATTACGGCTTTATGATTCGTAATCTAAAGATCAGCACCTTGCCGGGTGCCTGCGTGACGATCGAACCGATCGTCGCCTGAATCCACGAGCCCGAGACGCCCGTGCCCGGGGAGCCACCGACCGGCTCGATGGCGAGCGTGCCGATGACGTACGGGTCCGTGAACGCCGTGCCGCCCGTGAAGGCGACCGGATTCGTGGCACCGGAGGCGACCGAGATCGAGGTCGAGTACCGCGAGGCGTTGGCGCCCAGCGGAGTCACGGTCGTCGGAAGCGGCGTCGCGGTAAAGGCCACGCCGGACGAGACAAGGCCGAAGCCCGTCACGTCGTCGTCGCCCACCGTGATCGTCAGGGTCGCGCTGCCGGCCGTCGTGCAGACAGAGCTGTACGCCGGGTCCAGCATCGAACCGGGCTGCGCCAGGTAGATGTTGATGATGTCGTTGACCGACTCGTTGCCGTAGAGCTGGTAGATGGCGGTGACTTCCTCCACCTGTCCAAGCTCAAGGCCCGAGTCATTGTACTGAACGGGGAAGGCCCCGAACTGGGGGCCCGCGATGGGGCCGCCGCCGATGAAGTCGCCCGGCCCCGATGAGAGGCTGAACGGCGCCTGCATGATTGCGACGTTCTGTGTGTAACGTATTGCCATGGTAGTTTGTCCTTTTGGTTAAAACGTTACTGGGTCTCGTCGCAGGCGATCACGACCACTCCAGCCTCTTCCATGCGGGTGGCATTGGCCGTGTAGGTCGTGCGCACCTGAATCGCGTGGGACTGCTGGGGCAGGATGTCGATCTTCGTGCTCATGCCCTTCAGTTCGCCCAAGAGCGCGAATTTCTTCTGGTAGGCGATGCACGAGCGGATGGACGGCGTGCCGACGGTCGGGAGGAGCTGGGTGCGAATCCACCGGAAACCGGCGAACTCGTCGAAGCGACCCTTCATCAGCGCGCGGACATCGTTGTAGAGGACGGAGTCAACCTGATCCACGTTCAAGAGCAGATCGTAGAGCTGCTTTGCGGCGTAGACCATGACGCGGTCCATCTCGGGGACATCGTTCGAGTCGAGCACGAACAGCGACTCAAGGATCTTGGCGAGCGTCATGCCCGTGTTGGTCGTGGCCGGGAACTGCACGCCGACCTGCTGGAGCGCCGGAAGCGCCGTCGCGGTCTGCGCCGAGGCGCCCGTGTAGTTGATGCCAATCAGGTTGTTGATGATGAGCTGGTCCTTCAGGCGATTGACGGCAATCGCGTGGTTCATCGCCACCTGATTCTGCGGATCGGGGAGCGAGCCCAGAAGGGCGGCGTCATCCTCGTCGATCCAAGTTGCTTTCTGGTATCCGGTGGGGAGAACCCAGCGGATTGCGGTCGGTACGTCAGAGGGTTCCGTCCATGCGGCGCGAGCCGTCTTTTGGCTCATCGCGTAGGACTGTGACCCCATCTGGCTGTACCGCTTCGAGTTACCAACGACTGTGTCGCTGATGTAGTACCCCGCGAGCCGGTGGTCGATCTGCTGGGCCATGATTTCATGCCACACGCGGTCGAAGTCGGGCTCGTAGTGCGGTTGTACTGTGAGTACACCTGTTGCCATTGTAAGAGGAAAATACTGCGGTTAACTGCCTGATCGGCCTACCGCCAGAGTATCGGGAAGTCCGGTCTGGTTCTCGGCTTGTTAGTCCGAGGAGTCACCGGGTCGCGCTAGGCGCGAGTGTCCATCACATTCCTCTGCCGCTACTGCTATTGCCAACGAGTGGCCTATGTCAAGCGTTCAAACAAACAATCCCCGCCCTTGTCCCATGAACGGTAGTCCTCGGCGATGCGCCAGCGGCCCGGCAGGCGGCGGTGGATCTCGTCGCGGCCAATCTGGCCGACGTAGGCCTCCACCTCGATGTACTCGGTGTAGAAGAAGCGCGTCCTGGCGAACGTCTTAAGCCCGCCCGCGATCACCAAGTCCTCGGCCCCCTGAACGTCGCACCAGATCCAATCCACCTTGGCTATCTGCATCCGTGCCGCCACGTTGTCCAATTCCTCCATGTAGATCATGGTGGGCTCAGAAAAGCTGATGTGCGGCCAGAGTTCGTGGTGGGCCTTGGGCTCCTTCACGCTGCCGCTGTACGGGTGGTTCGATGAGCGCCACGGCACTAGGCCGCTCTTATCCCCCAGCGCGTGCGGGACCAGCTCAAAGGGCTTTTTCTCCAAGAGGCGAGTCAGGTGCCAGACGTTGCGCTCGTCAGGCTCAAAGGCGATGTAGCGGAACGGGCGACCGAGCGCGATCAGGCAGTCAAGATAGCGCGTCGTGTCCTCGCCCTCGGCGGCACCGATTTCCATGACGACAGGGCAGTCCGTGTTCTCGATCAGGACCTTGTAGCGGGAAAGGATGTCCATGTTAAAGGCGTGGGGTGTCCTTGGCGCGCCACAGGTAGGCCCAGATGCGCTCGAACTCCCAAGGGCCGCGGGGGCGCCTTGCCGCCGCGTTCATGGCGTGATGGTAGAAGGCCATGCTCCGCGTGTATAAGTTGCTCTTGTGAATGGCGAAGATTGCGGCAGGAGCAAACAGGATGTCCTCGGGGAACGGGCTCTTAAACAGCTCGTCCCACAGGCCGCGCACGTCGTTTTGCGCGTCCCCGTTCTGCGGGTCGGCCTCCAGCGGGCGAACCGGCTCATCCACGAAAAAGATGGGGCCACCCTCCAGCATGAGGACGCTCCTAAGCCGGTTGTCGGGAAACCCGTTAAGCACCGTCTGGATGCGCGTCCTCGGCAAGTGCGCGTTCGGGTCGCCCTGCGTGAAGAACGTCCAGTCGGGCAGTGTCCGGTATTCGTGCAGGATGTGATGCAGGTACGTGTGGGCCTCGCGCCCCACGTTGGGCAGCGAGTTACACATTATCCCGCACTTGTTGTAGACCAAGATGCGCTTGCCGGGCTGGACCGTCTTTGTCCACATCAGGTCCTCCTTGTAGCGGGCTACGATTACGTCGATCGTCATGGAGCAAGGTGAAGCTCGGACAGGTACGGGATGCCGGGCACGACGGGCATATGGTTGCCCTCAACAAAGGGCACAAACTGCGGGACGCGCTTCAGGCCGACGACCCCCTGGTTGGCATCAACTTTTGTCACGTCGGGGCAGAACACCCGCTCGTTGCTGCCCAGTTCGTGAGCCCACCAGCCAAAGGTCGAGTTGGCGCGGATCAGGTTCTTGGCGCGCATCATAACCACAAAGTCAGGCAGGAAGTCCATGCGCTCATCGAACTCGGCGTGGTGCTCGTGGCGCTTGAAAAGGGAGGCGTCTATCCCCGGCCAAGGGTAGTGCGTGTCGCCGTCCTGCCATGTGATGTTCGATGCGCCAAGCCCGAAGCGGTTGGCGCACTCGATGTAGCTCTCGCGGCTCACCCACGCAAACGGGTTGCACGGCAGGCAGTAGTCGCCAAGGCGCTGATTGCAAAGGATCTGGACGGACTCGATGCCCGCGACCATTTCCTCGACCTCGGGGGTGAAGCGCAGCCATTCGCGGATCTGCCGGCGCGTGTAAATCAGGTTCTTCTGGTGCTGGCAAAAGCCCTCGATGCGTATGTCCGTCTGCCCCTCCCACTTCTCGAAGTCGAACGACTGTCGAATAGGCAGTTCTCTGGATACGGCAGGGTGGTCGGTGCCTTGGAAAACGATGTTCCACTTCTGCGGGTAGAGGCCCCCTTGCACGTGCAGGTCGCATCCATGCTTCTCGGCGTAGGCCCTAGCGAAGCAGTAGCCAAAGAGCTTGTTGCCAAGACCGCCGCCGATGATCGCCTGGACTAGAGGCATGGCTCGGCTACAAGAACGTCCTCGACTTCCCAGACCGTGCGTTTGCCGCCGTTCTCCAAGGCTGCGATGACATCGGCCTTGCGGGGCCACGCCGTCAGTGCATCGAAGAGGCGGGCGTCGTCAACGAGGATCACGTGGGGTTGGCCCGACTTGTTGATTACGGATATTTCCGCAAGCACGGGACATTCCTCGTTGGTATGGGCGTCCAGCCAAAAGAGCACTGGTTGATAGTTGAGTCTCAGTCCAGCAAGGAACCAAGGGGAGTGATCGCAATATGCCTGAATGTTGGGATGATCCTTTACGAGGGGTCCGGCTATCTTGTGATACGAATCCATTTCATTATCCACAGTTACGACCCGAGCGAAGTGATCCGCTGCCCACGCAGCTGTGTGGCCGACAAGGGTTCCTGTCTCCACGAAATCCTCTATCCGCCACTTCGCCTTTAGGGCGAGCGTCAACTCCCTCGGGATGCCAAAGCGCACGGAGCCCATTACGGTATGATTTGACGGAGGTTGGGAACGATGTTGGCGCGCTTTTCCTTAACATGAATGTGACCCGGAGCCAAGTTGCCCCAGTGGTTCGCCTTGTTCTCCTTGCACATGCGCGTTATCGTCGCGTCGTACTTGGCTCCGATTTCCTCGGCTGGCCCGATGTGGTGGCAGTGGAGCAGGTAGCAGGGGGGCTTCGCGTGGGGCCAGCGAGGACCCACATGGAATGACCTTCCATCGTGGAGATACGGGTCGCACTCATGGCTTCCAAGTCCATAGCGCATATCGGACACGAGGCGCGGGTTGAACAGGATGGCCTTTGAGTACCACTTGTTGTCCGGCGCACCCATCTTGATCTGGTCGAAGATTTGGCCGTCGCCGGCCGGGTACGTCTCGCTGAACATCTCGATCCCGTGGGGCTTTGGCACGGCGGCACCCATCTTCTCGTAGGCGCCCAGAGTGGCCTCTGCGCCGTCAGGGAACCAGAGCAGCTCGTCCAGATCGCACACGACGACCCAATCAGCCTTCGTGCCCTTCCAGCAGTTGTTGCGCAGTTCGGCGTAGCGCAGGTCGTTCACCTCGGGGCAGTCCCATGGGATGACCTCGACTCCCGGTTGGAGCGGAATGGGAGCGCCGCCGCCCGCGTCGTGGATGACGACCTTTTCCGCAAACGTCAGGTAGTGCCGGATGACGTACGGGACCAGCCAGTCGTCGGCGTAGCGCAGAACGTGGACATCAACTTTCATTGGATTCGCGGATGTGGGTTATGATCGGAAGCGCCATGCCCCGGCCACGGCTGATGGACTCCAGGTGCTTGATGTCGCGCATGAGGTGCCCGCCGCCAAAGGGTTTGCCCGGACGCAGGGGGGCAGATGGCCCCACGCGCCGCTCCTTTAAGAGCGCATCGGCGACCGTCTCGGCGTCGGCCTTAACGTAGTCGCATACCCGAGCTATCTCGTTGATGAAGGCGATGTTCATGCCAAGCCAGCAGTTGAGCGCGTGCTTTACCATCTCGGCGGTTTCGCAGTTCGTGAACATGAGGTCGTTCGAGAACGGGGAAAGCAAAGCGGTTAGGATCGAATCCCGACTGGAATTTGGCCTGCCGACCACGATGCGCGACTGGTGCATGAAGTCGGGAAGTGCAGAGGCGACCCGGATGTTCTCGGGGCTGCACGCAAAGAAGCGAAGCGGGAACCGCTCGCGCATCCGAAACGTCGTCAGGACCGGAAGCTGGGAGGAGATCAGGATCACCGGGTCAACCTCAAGGTTCTGGAACTCCTCCTGCATCCGGTTGATGACCCACTCGTAGTCGGCGTCACCCTTGTCCGTGACCGGCGTATCGTAGCACACCCAGAGCACCTCTAGCCCCTTGTGAGCTATCGGTTGCAGCGTATGCCCCACCTTCGCGCACGCCTCCTTGGTCGTCGCGGCAAGCACCCCCTGCCCTATAACGCATAGGTTCATAAAGCACCGGCCAGCCGTAGCAGCTCCTCCTCGCCGTGGAAGAACTTGGCATAGTGCGCGGCATCGTCCCCGATCAACTCGCGCAGCTTGGACTGGTCGTAGTCCAATTTGTTCAGGTCGCCCGCCACCTGCCGGTGCTCGCGGCTGTAGCCGCTGCACAGGCCCTTGATGCCAATCAGCAGCATTTCCTTCTCCGTCGGCAGATGCAGGTACTTGTTGCACTCGATGTTCCAGAGCTGCACGTCGATCCACGGGCATCCAAAGTCCTCAATGATGCGATACGTGTGCTCCAAGAGGCGCTTCCTGATCGCCGTCTGGCAAAGGGACGCATGGCGCACGTTGCCGCAGTGGGACCACCACCTGTGAGCGACGTTATAGTACAGCGCGTTACCCTGCCCAACCATGTCGAATCCTCGCGCCAGACGATCCTCGCACCACTTGAACCAATGAGGGCTAAACCAATCGTCATCCTCGGCGAACACGATGTAGTCGCCCTCGACCTTCCCGCCGCTGATCGCGTCGGCCAGCTTGTTTTGCATGAGCTCCGGTCCGTCAAGGATGAGCCACTGGTCCGGCTGGCGCGTCTGGCGGGCGACGTATCCCTTGCAGAGTTCAAGGGCCTCGGCTCGCGCAGGCGTCGTGCAGGTTATTGCCGTCAGCTTCATGCTAGTCGGTTGCAACCTCGTGCACCTCGTCGATCGGTATAGGCGGCCACTCCTCGGGCCAGAGCGTGCCGTCCGCCCCGCGGTGGCGCAGCTTCATGTTCGTGTCGGCGAAGATGCCAATGCCTGTGTTGCGCATCAGGTAGCAGAAGAAGTAGTCCTCCGAATACGGGACGCGCTCGATGACGACCTCCTGAAAGAAGCCCTGGTGCCGCTCGCCCGTGTTCCTGTCCGTGTAGAGGATCGCGGCGAACCGCTCCTCAATCTTCTCGTACACCTCGTAGTGGGTGAGCAGCGCCCCGACCGCCAGCTCGTAGACCTGCAGTAGGCCGTTTGGCTGGAGCTTCACCTCGTGCAGGAAGTTGGCGCACCAGTGGCAGTCCTTCTCCTTGGTGGCGTACATGGCGCCCACGACGGGCAGCTTGTAGGAGAGGAGCTTCAAGAGGCCCTCTGCCGTCTGCTCAACGTCGTCGTCGTGCCAGTACAGCCACTTCAGGTTGGGGTACTGCAGGCGCAGCTTCCTCATGTTCGACACCATGCGGCAGCGCCCCCATGTGCGGCCCCCCTCGACCACGGCCTGCCAGAACTCATACGGGCAGTCGGGGTCCTCGGATAGGCGGGCAAGCTCGGCTAGGAACGCCTCGTGCTGCGGGTGGAAGCCCGAGAACGACCGCATCGGTGTTGCGACCAACACGCCGATCTTGGTCTTGGTCTCAACTGACGGTTCCGATGATGTCGCGTTCTCTGAGTCTTGTGTAGGTGTTATCATTGTAGATCAGGTCGTCTCCTGCGATGTCTTTAAGGCAAATCCGGTCCCCCGCCTTGAGCACGGTGCAACGCGCCCCCACGCTTACCACCGTCGCAAGGACTGATGGACCGAAACGGGGTGTGCGCTCCAAAGACTCGGGGATCAGGATGCCGCCCTCCATGCACTCCTTGGGTGCGTCCTTGATGCAGAAGATGTACTGTCCTAGGGCTTGGGGGTGGTTCATTTGCCTTCGTCCTTATCCCACTTGGGGGTTATGGTGCGGTGCTCGGCGGTGACGGGCGTGACGCGCGGTGCCGCCTTAGCCAGATGCTTGTAGGCCTCCGGGTTCTGCTGGATCTCCTTGGCGAGCTGCTCGGGTGTCAGGCCGTCAGGGACAAGCCCCTTCGTGGGGTTGATCGCCTCGGCGGCGTCCATGTCGGTCCACTGGCCGGTGGCCTTCAAAAACAGGCGGTAGGCCTTCGAGGTGCGCGCCCGCTCGCGCCGCTCGAACACGGGCTTAAAGTCCTGCTCGAACCGCTTCATGGCGGCGTTGTAGTCGATCGGCTTCTCCTTCAGTTTGCCGATCTGCTGAGGCGCAAGGTTCTGCCGGTAGCGGGCATCGTCCGCCATCTCCTGCTCCTTCATTTCGCGCCAAAGGTGCTCGTCGCTCATAGCCAAGTCCAGCGATTCCAAAAGCTGCGTTTCTTTGGCTCGGGCTTAGGCAGGTTCAGGATTATCTGCTCCAAGTATTGCACGCGCTTTTGCAGGTCGGTAACGTCTCCCTTGATAAACCCTACATGCCTAGTGAGGCTGCCGATCACTGTCTCTTTCTTTGGCTTTGTCATCGTCCGGTCCTCATTGGCCTGTTGGCATTGGCAAGCGCCGAGAGCTTCTTAGCCTTGGCGACCACCTCGTCATGCCTCGGGTGCGCCTTCTCCTTGGACGGGTTCTCGGGGTCGCGGTTCCAGTAGGCGAACCAGTCGGCGTTCGTCTTGTCGTCGCGGATCTTCTCAAGGGCCTTCTGGGCCGTCTCGGGCGTGTGGGCGGCCAGGTTGTCGTCGGTCGTGTCGCCCTTGATGAGCCCGGCCTCGCCCCCGGCCTTTCCGAGGCGCGTTAGGAGCGCAAAAACCGTCGCGTTCTGCATGAGGGGCGAATCCTTGTCCACGCCCCACTTCATGCCCGCCTTCTCGGCGAGGGTCTTGGCCGCCCCAAAGTCCATCCCCTCCTTGGCCGCAAACTCGCGGATCAGCTTGTCCTGACCGTCCCACATGGCCTTGATGCTGGCCTCGTTGGCCTTGGCGGCCTCGCTCTGGCGGGCGATCTCTAGGCTCACGGCCTTCTGGAAGGCGGCCGGCGAGATGCCCTCCTCGTGGGCGATCTTGGCAAACTCGGTTACGGACTTAACATCCCGCATGGCCTCGGGGATCTCCTTCGGCCACTCAAAGGTATAGCCCTCGGGCTTGTCGGGCGCCCCAAGGGCCTTCCTGACCAAAGCTAGGTGCTCTGCGCGCTGTTCGGGGGTCGCATTGGGCGGAAGTGGCTCCGCGATGCCCTTGCGCCCTAGAAGCTCGTTTTTGCCCTTCCACGCCTTGGCGGCCTCATCCCAGTTCTTGAACTTGCTGAAGTCCTTGGCGACATCCTTGATGTCGTCGGGAGCCTTGTCCCAGCGCGTGTGGTCAAAGCTGCCGTCCTCCTTCAGGATGCCCTTGCCCCAATACTCGCTAGTCGGTGAAGGGGGAGGCCCTGCCCCCGGGCCCGTATTTCCTGAATCTGGGGTCGGGCTTGCTGGGGGCGGGGCATTTGGGTCGAGACTCGCTGGCGCTGATGGTGCGTCTGGCATTGTTGGATTTGGGTTCGGGTTTCGCGTGCTCGGTCACTGTCGCCTTGCCGTCCCTAACCTCAGTGACCTTGAGCAGCTTCCACATTTAGAATACCGATCCCGCTGAAGCCGTGCCGGGGCGCTTCCACAAGACCTTGATCTTGTCGTTCTTCTCCATCTGCTCCAGCGCCTCGGGTGAGTAAATGTCCTTGTACGGCTCGGCCATGACCTGGACCGTGTCGCCGGTCGCCGGGTCGATCTCGCTCCGGTAGATTTCCTTCTCGGTGAAGGTGAGGTGCGAGGCTCGCCGGGCGATGATCTGGTTCTCAGCCGTGAACTTGACCGACAGGTACTCGCCGCCGTGGGTCGCCTTGATGGGCTGGTTGTGGATGCGCACCACGTTGTCGCGCACCCAGAGGTCGCGCGTATCCTTCGGGGCGTCCTCGCCCGCCTTCAATTCGCGGAGCTTAACCCCCATGCGGTTCTCAAACTCGACCGGAGCCCACTTGTACACCCAGTCAAGCTCGTCGGGAGTCAGGTCGCCCTGCATCTTGTGCTGCTTGGGACGGGGCGGGGCCTTCGCCGGGATCACGTCGGGTTTCTGCCCCTCGATCAGGAAGGTCGAGACGTGGATGTTCTGCGTCGGCAGGAACGCCGTCACGCTCTTGTGGTAGGTGTCGCGCAGGTCGCGGTTCACCCAGTAGATCGTCGTGTAGCCGCCGGGCGGGTCCAGCCGCGCAAGGATGGTCTGCCGCCCCTTGTTGACGCCGTGAAGCAGGATAAGCTGGTGCTTATCGTTGATGTCCAGTTCGGTGTTCTTCTCAGCCATGTTGGATTATGGTTTCGCTGACTTTCGCTTTCGTGAGACTGTCAAAGGCGGGGCGGGTGGCTCGGTCGCCACGAGGATTTGCCCCCTCGCGCGCAACCAGTAGGAACGCCTGCCCTCGTTGACAAGCATATTGTTTGCACTATACTCGCCGTCCGTCAGTACCTCGGGGTTCAAGCGGTAGGCGTGGCAGAAGGATTCAATGTCGCGCCAGACGAGGCGCTGGTCTGCGCTGCGCTCGCGGTCCCCTGCACCAAACACCTGCAGGTAGGCCTTCGCCAAACGCTGCGCCGTCGTCTCCGCGGGCTGGTTGGATTCAGCCATCGGAGTTTACTGCGCGGCGTACCCCGTCACCACCCAGTTTATGTTGGCGGACGCCGAGGACGACTGGATGCTGAGCGCCGTGTTCGGGGTTCCGCGTATACCGGTGGAGGCGTTCCAGTCGATCCATCCGCTCGTGGCCGAGACGTTGCATGCCCAGATCACCGTGGCGCCGTCAAGGATAGATACGACCGCAGCCGTGGCCGCGCTGTTCGTCAGGATGATGTCCGTCACGTAGATGCGCAGGGGCCGGGGCTCGGCACCCGTGTTGCTCACGGTCGGGTTGACGCCGAGGGCGGCGATGCTCTGTGCTGCGAACACCTGCACGGGTGACGCGGAGGCCAGGGGCGTGACGCCGGAAGTCGCTTGAAGGGGTGTGCGTGGTGCTACGTTTGCCATGGTGTATGTGGGTTAAGCTGCTGGTTGTGCGGCGCTGTCTAGCATGTCGCCGGCCTTCTGTTGAAACTGTGGCGGCGCCTTGCCCATCGCGCCCGCGCTCTTGGCGGCGATCTCTGCCGCCTTTAGCGCCATCTCCTGCTTCTGCATCTTGACGCGCTGCTCCTGCTTTTCGAGCACGGTCTTAAGCGGCAGGAAGTCATTCTCGGCCATGCCGTTTCCGCGCCCCACGTTCCGCGAGAGCTGGTTCCAGTTGAAATTGTCTCCGATCTCCGGGCGCTGCTCCATCAAGGGCGCGAGCATCTGAAGCGTCTTTTCGGTGCCGACGATCTTCGCCTGCGACAGGGCCAGCGTCACCCGGCTCTTGATCGTGATCTTGGGCGATGCCAGCTCGGGCTCGGCCTTCGGGTCGTTGCCCTTCACCATGAGCGACTGCGGCGGGTCTTTCAACAGGCCGTTCCGGTACGCGATACCGATCGCACGCCGCACGAGCGGGTTAATCAGTTCGGTCCGGTACTGGTCAAAGGTGCCGGTGAATTGGTCCAATTTCTCCCCTTGGAGTAGGGCAATTGCACCGTAGGTAGATTGGGTAATTTTGTCCTCCAACTGGCCGAGGGCCTTGAAGATGTCCACGAAGAAGGCCGAATTGATCGCCTTCTCCTTACGCTCCAGCATGAGGGCGATCTCCTGCGTGTCGCCCCCCGTGAGCCATTCCTTGGGCTCGACGCCGCGCGCCATGTCGTCGGCCTTCAGTATAGTGACCGCGCCAGAGGCCATCTCCACGTTGCCGTCAACCGAGTCCGGCACGAACACGCGCGGGAAGGCCTTAAGCTCCACGAGCGCGTCATTGTACTGCGTCACGTAGTTGATCTGCCGCGCCTCGGCCAGCACCTCGAAACCGGGCGAGCAGCCCCAGACGTAGTTCTCGCTGCCCCAGCGCGACCAGCGCAGGCAGAAGTAAGGCATCTCCTCGTAGCCGCCCTCCATGACGATCTTCTTCTCGTCCTCGGCCAGATAGACGCTCTTAAAGGCCATGCCCTCGTCGCCCACCGATCCCTTCCGCATGTCGGCGTTCGGGTAGACGCAGTGGATGAACTTGTACTCCTCGTCGTACTTCTGGCTCTTGAGCGCCTTCTTCATCTTGGGCGGAAGCTCCTCCTCACCGAACCGCTGCTCGGCCTGCCTCACCGTCAACTTGAACCACCGGAAAACCGTATCCACGACCTTCTCCTCGTTCTCGGATATGACGTAGGTGCCGATCTTGAACTGCTCGAAGTTGTACGTCGCCGCCTTGCCCTCCTCCATGAACATGAGCCCCGTGCCAAACGTGCACGCGCTCCGGTTGTACGTCTGGACGACCGAGTAGAAGTTCGACTCGCTCAGCCAGTTGAGGATCTGGCTACCCGCGTCAGCCGTCCAGCGCGTGGCGTCGTCCTGCCCCTGGTCGTCTACGGGGTCGCTCGCGGGCTTGCTGATACGCTCCAGCCTCGGGTTCTGCGACTTGGCCGCCTGCTTCATCAGGTTGTAGGGCGGCGACAAATCAAGCCATGGCTCGGTGGAAGGCGTCACCCAGTTGCGAACGCCAACCGAGCATGTCTGCCCGGCGCGAACCGGCGCCGTGTCGTAGATCCGGTCGAACCAGTTCTCGGTTGACTCGGTTTTCTCGGTGTTGATGTCCGACACATCCGGCCAGAAGTATTGGCTGATTTGCTGCCACTGCGGGTCCATGACGCTTGAGCGCTTCTCGCGCAGCTTGTCCGCCCGCTTGAACAGCCGCAGCCCCAGACTCGTCTTGTCGTCAGCCACGGCGGCCTCCTGTGTAGCCCACCATGATCTTCCTCGTTGCGGCCTCTGCCTCGTGCGCCCTTACCCGCGTCACAAACAATTCGAGCAGGTCCTCGTGCCCATGCACCAAGTGCCCCGCGCCGTGCCTCACGAGCTTTGCGTTCGCCCGCTCCAAGTCCTGCTTCATGCGCTCCAAGGTCTGCAGCTCGAAGGCGTCCATGCCGCGCTTCATCTCGCGCTTGAAATATTCATGCCACGCATCGGGCACGATCTTCTCGAAACCGTGGGCTTCGGGGAAGTCGATCATTTGCGTGCTCGGGCTCTCTGCGCTTTGCGATTCCACCTGACCTGCTGCGCCCAATAGCGACGAAGGGAAACGCGTGTGTTTGCCCTGCATATGACCTTTGCCTTCTCAAGGTCGTCGTCCTCATCAACCCAAGTCATGCGCTGAATTCGCGCAGCGTCTGCCGTGTGCATGATCTGGACGGCATTACACCGCATTGGCAGTACGTCTATCCTTTCGGAAAACGACAATAGCCCATTCTCCTCTAGGCTTTTATCGAACTCCTCCTTTGGCGTGGGGCCTAGCCTCGTGCGAATGAACTGGAACCCAATGGAACTCTCCCACGCCAAGGGAGCGGGTTTTGGCTCAGGCAGCCTCGCCGCGAGCGGCAGCAAGGGGGCCAATCCCAACATGCTAAGAAACGTGCGTCTGTTCATTTCGGTGACATCGGCCCGTTGCCACCCGGGGAACTCGGGCCAACGCCGGCGGGTGGCGTGTAGCCACCGCCTGCGCCCGTGATCGTCGAATTGATGGACTTGCGCCGCAACTGCTGCCTAAACGTCGCCTGCTCGACCGCAAGCGAGGCGCTGTTGTTCGGGCTCGCGGGAGCCGTAGGCGTCGGCACCACCGGGCTCGCCGGCTGTCCACCGCCACCCATATTTCTTTGCTCAACCTGCTTTCGCCATTTCATGTCGTTTGGTATATCGCCTTACATCCGAAAGGGGCATCCGATGCAAGCATTTGTCGAAACGGTAATACGCGATGTAGGGCAGCTCGTAGGGCAGGATCGCCCACGCCTTGCTCATGTCGCCCGAGAACGCCTCTATGAACCATGTGCAGTAGTCGCTTTGGCGCCCCATGATGAAATACTCCGGCGTCGAGAACACGAAGCCGTGCGCCAGGTTGAAGTCGAGCGCCCTGCCCAGATCCTCGCCCTTCTCGGCGTACTTGGCGACGATGCGTTCCCAAGGGCTCATCGCACGCTGATTGGCCGCCGCCTCGCCGCCTGCTGGTAGGGGTTTGCCTCGCGGCTCACCTTGATCGAATGCACGGGCCCGCCGCGCTCGTAGCTGCTCATGCCGCCGTCAATCAGCCCATTCTTCTGCGCCTCGACAAACGTCCTAAACGCATCGGCACCATGCGAATACTGGTTATGCACCGGAATCTCGGTTATCATGCCCGTCTGCGCCTCAACCTTCTTCGTGTAGAAGTCGAGGCAGTCGATGCCGCTTGGCATCTCGTTCTCACCCAAGGTCCAGCCCTGCCCGCAGCCCTCTTGGTCGATATGCACGCGGGCCAGCATGGCGCGCACGTCGTTGATCGAATCCCAGAGCTTTGGCGTGCGGGCAACCGTCCTGACCCGCCCGCGCAGGCCTGCCGCCTCCAGATCATCCTTGGCGCTCGCCCCGTGCCTGTCCTGCCGCGTGCCATCATGGGGAAGATAAACCGTGTGGACGCGCGCCCTCAGTTCGCTCTCAAAGCCAAAGATCACGTTGGCGTAGTAGGCCGGCAGCTCGCCCGTCCGCGCATGGTAGCGGTGAACCAGCACGTCGCGCCCGTCGAATTGCATGACCCACATCGTCCAGTCGTCGCCTTGCAGGGAGTGGCCAATGTCGAAGAACACGTAGAGCGGCACATCAGCGACGACAGCCAAGCGCCTGATGCGATTCTCTTTCCGCATGTCGTCCATCTGCTTGCCGTAGATGGCATTCGCAATGGCCGCGTTCGGGTTGCACTCAAGTTGCATCTCGTAGGCGCTTTCGCCCATCGTTGCGCGCAGACGCACCAGCTCGGCGTCAGAGTAGATCTTGCTCTCGCTTGCTCGCAGGCAGAGCGTAAATGCACCCGGTTTGCCGTTCAGATCGCTATACCGCTTCCAGAGGTTGTATCGCCCCTTGAGCATCCCTGCATACACGCTCCAGCCCTTCCGGTCCATGAGCGCAGGCGCCACCTCGGCAATGACCGTGTTGGGGATCTCGTCGCACTCGTCGTAGATCACGCCGTCCAAGTAGAGGCCGACGCCGCGGCTGTTTGCGGCCCCGTATAGCGTGATCTTGGGCCCGCCGTCCCAGAGTTCGATCGACAGGTCTCCCTCGCGCACAATGCGCCCAGGAATGGGCTTCGTGTAGTATTTCAGGTACGGCCACGCAATGTCCTTCGCGCGCTTCCATGTCGGGTAGAAAAAGGCGTATTGCGGAGGCGGCTGCGTTCGCGTGTTTGCCAGCGCCCGCAAAATAAGCTCGATCACGAGCGCCACCGTTTTGCCCGCCCGCCTGTGGCACACCAGCACCGCGTCACGCTCTGTCCGCTGGTGGAACGGCACGAAGGCTTCCCGCGCCGTGTACGGGATGACGCAATCAGGCATCTTGCTTTATGGGAGGCAAGGGGCTTTCGAGCACAACGCGAAGCGCGCTACCGTCAGGGCCGCTATGCTCCTGCTTGATCGTGTCAGCGTACCGCTTTGGAAGGATCTTCGACATGATCCATTTGCGGGTGTCCACGCGAAGCCGTGAGCGTTGCAGCACCTCGTTGTTGGGCACCTCAACATCCTCGCCACCGCGCTTGATCGTCATCCAGTCGTTGCGCCCATCGTCGGCAATCTCGTTCAGTTCGTCCTCAAATGCCTCCATTTGCAACTCACGTGCTCGCGCGTATTGGGCGGCAAATCCTTCACGGTCATCCAAAACCCAGCCCCTTACAGTTCTGCGTGGAATATCAAGCTCCTCACAGACAGAACGTAAGCTCTTGCCTTCAGCTATTTCGTTGCAGATTCGCTCGGCTATTTCCGAGGTGTAAACGGTGTCAGGCATTGGATTGAGCTTGACAGCCTCCAAAACCGAGGAGGATAAAACAGAACGTAGCCGCTCAGAAAGGAGCGGTTTGAACGCTGACCTGTGCAGTGGTGTTCGAAATCAGGTAAAGGTCGAAACCCTGCGAAAGGTCGTTGGAGCCGGGCGGGAGAGTCGAGGCGTAGGACGCTTGGAAGCCCGGCGTGAGGATCAGCTCGTAGGGGTTCGGCTGCGAGGGGATCAGCGTGCCGTTGCCGGTCGTGAGTGCTGAAGTGGCGCCTCGCGCAACAAGGCCGTAGTAGACGCTGCCGGAGCCGACGTTGTTGTTCGTGAAGTTGACCTGGCGGGTGCCGGGCTTCGAGGAAAGGACTAGGGCGCGGGTCGATGTGACCGCGAAGTTGGGGACGAGGCTCATTTGGGGTAGTTGCCCGAGGGCTTCGGGTACTCGTTCGTGACATGCTTGCCGTTCACGGTGGTCGGGTTGAGGACTTGGGTCAGGTGGGCGTCGCCTGCGCCGTGGACGTGCGGGGAGCACTTGCCGGCGCTCTTGTCGCTGTCGAAGCTGTCTTGACCCCATTTCTTGTTGGCTTCTTGTGGCATGGTCTGGCTTTTGGCGCGAATGGTTTGCGTGTCAAATCAAAACCCCTGTGAAGTGGGTTGAGATTGTTTGTCTGTTAATTGAGATCCTTTGTCAAGAGTGTTGACAAATGTTGACAGTGTTTACGGGCTGTTCTGACTAGAAGCATGGGCTACACGAAGCTGTTTTCGGAGATCATCACCTCTACGATTTGGGCCGAGCCGGATGAAACGCGCATAGTTTGGATCACCATGCTGGCGCTCAAGGACAAGTGGGGGATTGTCGGGGCGACGGTGCCAGGGCTCGCGCATTTGGCGAGGGTCGACGTTGAGGTTTGCAGGCGGGCGATCGACAAGTTTCTTGGGCCTGATCCTGACAGCCGAACGCCGGACAATGAGGGGCGCCGTATCGAGGTTGTTGAGGGAGGCTGGCGAATCCTTAACCATGAGAAGTACCGCAGGCTCATGTCGGCTGATGAGCGGCGTGAGTACTTGGCACAGAAGCAACGGGAGCACCGGACCCGTCAACAATCTGTCAACACAAGTAAACAACCGTCAACAGGTGTCAACAAAGAGTCAACAAGTGCATCTGTATCTGTATCTGTATCTGAATCTTTGCCTTTCGGATCGGAGGGGTTTGCCGAGGTGTGGAAGGAATTCGAGCAACACAGGGTTGAGCTAAAGAAGCCACTGCGACCCACTTCCAGAAAGAGATGCTTGCTTGAACTAAAGGACATGGGCGAGGAGCGCGCTGTGGCGGCGATCAAATTCACGGTGGCAAAGGGCTGGCAGGGGATTCGAGAACCAGAGACAGCCGACGACAAGAGGCATTCGAGTCGCTTACCTTGGCAGCGCCGCGAAACAACCGAGGAGGAACACAAAAATGGATTCTGAACCCGAAATACCGTTTGAGGCGTTGGAGCCTTATTCCCCGCAGGCCGAGCTTGGAGGGCGCACGTGCAAGGAGCCGATGAGCTTTGCCGAGGCTCTAGGCGATATTTTCCCGCCCGGCATAGAAGATCCCGCGAAGGGTAAGCACCCCTTTGGCGGGCGTTGCAAGGTCTGCGATTGCCTGTTGCCTGACCCGCTTTGGCGCCAGATTGCAGGGTGCCGGGGCTGGTATCCCATCAATTGCTGCGAGGCGTGCTATGCCAACAGCCAGGGCGACACGGAGACGCGCAGGAAGCAGAATGAGCAGTGGCAGCGCATTTGCCCGCCCGCGTTCCGCAGCGATTGGGATTCGAGGAAGGGCAACGAGGCGCTGATTAGGCGCGTTCGATCCTACGACCACAAGACGGGCCGCGGGCTCGTGATCCATGGCAAGAGCGGAACCTGCAAGACGAGGGCCGCTTGGCACCTGACGCGGCAGCTCATGGAGCTGGGGGTCGGCGTCACCTTTGTCGAATCGATCGACATGCCCGACGAGAACATGAGGGACATGATGCACGCGCCGGTCCTCGTGATAGACGATTTGGGCAACGACAAGATGAACGCGAGCCGGGAGGCCGTCGTGCTCAAGGTGCTCCGCTATCGCTCGAATTGGGGAAAGCCGACGATCATCACGACGCAGTTCACGGGGGCGAGCCTGGAGGAGCGATTCAATGACGAGCATACGGCGCGGGCGGTCATTCGCCGGCTGCGCGAATTCTGCGACGACGTGGCGGCTTGACATGCGCCCATCTTAGCTGCTAAGGAAGCAATATGGACCACATCCAATTTCTAAAAGAGGCGGCAAGCAAGGGCGGCAGGAACCGGGCAAAGAAGCTTTCCAAGCGTCGCAGGCGGGAAATAGCCATCAAGGCTAACGGTGCGCGGTGGGCCAACAAATCGCATAACTAGCGTAAAATCCTAGGTAGCTACAAAAGCTCACAAAGAATAATGCTTGCCAGCTAAGAAAGAATCTGAAACGGTACTCCCATGAGCAACACCTACCCCGACGGCCCCACTCTCGCAGAGCGCACCGGATGCGCGAATCCCGGCAGCGGTCCCGCGCCTGCGCCCCGCGAAACGAACCCGGACGCGAACGCCGAGCTTGCTGCGAACCCGGTCGTGAAGTTCTGCAAGACTTGCGCGCACTTCACGGAGAACCAACATGCCCCCGAATTTCCGCGATGTGGGCACCCCAAGGCGTTCACTGAAACCGATCTTGTCACTGGCACTACCGACCGCCTTTCCTGCCAGCGTGCCCGATTGGCATTCCCCGACCGCTGCGGCCCGTCCGGCGCGTGGTGGGTGCGCAAATAACCAACTTCTACCATGTGCGAATTCCATTCGATTTGCGTCCGGGCTTCTGACGGAGCGGTGGCCCACGTGCCCACCAACTCCCATTCAACCGCCGTCAGCGTCGCCAAGTGGCGCGAGAACGAGCCAAACAAGTCACCCTTCTTTGTGGAGGCCGAGGGAACGAACAGCGATAACGTCACTATTCGCGGCGAGGCGAACGCCGTGCAAAAGAAGGTGATTGCCCGCCATTATGAATCCTTGGGCAAGCTGCTCGCGGACCCGGCCAAGCATTCTAGGATGCTCAAGGGCGCCGGTATTTTCAGCGGCCCCGAGTACCTGGACGTGCATCTTGCTGTTGCACGCAAGACGGCGTGCCCAGTCCTGATGCGGTTTGCGGACAGGATCGCTGAGCGATACGGCGACGAGGGGAAGAAGATTGTCCGCGAGATGCTGCCCGAGATCCAGAAGGCCGCTACCTCGAAGGCCTTGACCGCAAGGCGCGGCTTCTTCTTTGCGGATTGGGCTGTGCGGACAGTTGCCCCGGCAATGTGCGACCGTGCGAAGCGACCTGCGGAAGCCGCCCGCCTTCGCGCCATAAACGAAGTGACGGATCGTGCGAGCGCGGAGCTTGCGACGCGGGAAGCCCGATCCGTCCGCGATATTTTATGGGGCGTCTATAGGACCGCCTACGCCGCCTACGCCGCCGCCGACGCCGCCGCCGCCTACGCCGCCTCCGCCGACGCCTACGCCGCCTCCGCCGCCGCCGCCTCCGCCTACGCCGCCTACGCCGCCGCCGCCGACGACGCCGCCTACGCCGACGCCCATTCTCTCTTCTTAGAAATGGCTGTCCAAGCGATCAAGAAAGCGTGCGAAACCAAAAAGTGCGCCGAGACCGCCTTAAAGCCATGATCTCCCTCGGCCTCACGCTCCTCGCCTTCGCACTGGCCTGCCTCGCGGACTGGCTCTGGCAGCGTGCGAAGCGGCGGAAGGCGGATATGGCCGCGGCGGATCGCATCATCGCCTCTTGGCAGCCGAAGCGGTACAACGAGCGAGACTCGCACGGACGGTTCCGGCGCATTTACGGAAAGTTTTCAATCCCCCAACATGACAACTGAAACACAGACACTAGAAATCGTTGAGCCCGTCGAGGCCCAGCTCGTCGCCTATGCTGGAAAGACCGGCCTTGAGCAGACTTCAACAACGCCGCTTGTCGCAGCGTTCCGCCCCGTGTTCGTCGAGTCCCGCCAGGTTCTCGCTGACGCGGTGGGCGTGGCCGAGTCCGTCAAGGACGCAACGTGCGTCTCGGAAATCAGGAAGGCCCGCGCCTGCCGCCTCGCTATCCGCAAGGTTCGCATCGAGGGCGACAAGGTGCGCAAGGCGCAGAAGGCAACAGCGCTCGCCTACGGAAAGGCGGTGGACGGATTCTACAACATCCTTGAGGCGGACCTAGCCCCGGTCGAAAAGGCGCTTCAGGACGCCGAGGACACGGCGGAGCGCGCCGAGGTTGCGCGCAAGGACGGGATAGAGGCCGGCAGGAAGGCCGCGCTCTCCCCCTACGTTCAGGACGTGGCTCTCTACGCTGTGCGCGACATGGCCGAGCCCGCATTCCAGGCTTTGCTTGTCGGGGTCAAGACCGCCAAAGAGCAGTCGGAAGCCGCAGCGGCAAAGGCCGAAGCCGACCGGATCGCGGCGGAGAAGGCCCGCATAGCTGAGGAAGCCCGCATCAAGGCCGAGAACGATAAGCTGCGTCAGGAGGCTCTTGCCCTAGAGGCTGCGGCCAAGGCGGAGCGCGAGGCAGCGGAAGCGAAGCTGGCGGCAGAACGGGCGGAGGCCGCAAGGCTCGCCGCAGAGGCAAAGGCCAAGGCTGACGCCGAAGCGAAGGCAGCCGCAGCCAAAGCCGCGATGGAACGCGCTGCCGTGGAGGCGAAGGCCAAGGCGGAGCGCGAGGCAATAGAGGCCAAGGCAAGAGCCGAGAAGGCGGCAGCGGACGCGCAGGCAGCCAAGGAACGTGCGGCCCGCGAGAAGGTCGAGGCCGAGTTGAAGGCCCAGCGTGACGCCGAGGCAAAGAAGGCGGCAGCCGAGGCACTAGCCAAGCGCAAGGCCGAGAGCGCAGGAGATGCCGAGAAGGTCAATAACTACGCGGCCACGATCCGCCACACCATTCCGAAACTCAAGAACGACACCCTGCAAGGCGAGATCGAGCGTCAGGCAGAGTCGTTCATCGCGTGGCTCGAAAAGAAGGTGGCTGCACTATGAAAGCCGACGAACTCCCCCTCGACAACGAGGCGCGCCTTGTGGCCGCGCAGCCGACTCCCTCGCCAATCATGCTTCTTGAGCGCGTACTCCAGTCGCCCGACCTAACCCCGGAGCGGGTCGGCGTCGCCAAGGATCTGATGCAGATGATCCGCGAGCAGCGCGCAATAGACGCCAAGGCATTGTTCGCTAAGTCGCTTTTCCAGCTTCGCAAGAACATGCCGGAAATTTACGTGGACAAGGAAGCGAAGGACCGCAGCGGCGGCGTGGCCTACCGCTACTGCTCCGAGGAGGAGATTTCCAAGAAGCTGGAGCCTCACCTGATGGCCTACGGGTTCACGACGCTTTTCGGCCAGCGCGAGGCGGAGGGCCGCGTCACCGTGGAAATGACCCTCATCCACGAGGAGGGGCACCAGGAGGTGCGCGAGTTCACGGTACGCGCAGGGGCGACAAACGCCATGAAGGATGCGACCGCTGCGGACTCGGGCGCTGCGACAACCGCGTGGCGGCACCTGAACATGAAGATGTTCGGGCTAAAGTCGCGCATGTCGGCCATGGACGCGAACGATGCACGGCTCGAGGGCGAGCCCATAACCTTTGAGCAAGCCCAGACACTCAGGGAGCTTGCCGAAGAGGTTAAGGCCGACGTGCCCGCGTTCCTCAAGTACGCAGGGGCGTCCAAGTTCGAGGAGATCGGGAGCGCACGCTACGAGGGGCTGTTCAAGGCCCTACAGAAGAAGCGGGGTGGCCGGTGAAAATCATCGCGTGCGAACAGGGGTCCCAGCCGTGGTACGCGGCTCGCCTCGGCGTAGTCACGGCCAGCGAGGTTGACGCCCTGATTACGCCCAAGTGGGCCGTGCGCAAGGGTGACGGCGTGGAGACATATCTGTGCCGCAAAGTGGCCGAGAAGCTCGTCGGCTACTCTCCGGACCAGCTCAACACGTTCGGCATGGATCAGGGCAAGATCCTTGAGACGATCGCAATTCCGTGGTTCGAGTTCACGCATTCGCGCAAGGTGCGGCGCGTGGGCTTCGTGACTACGGACGACGGGCGCGCCGGCTGTTCGCCTGACGGCCTTCTGGACGACGGCACGGGCCTTGAGATCAAGTGCCCGCAGGACCCGAACCAAATCCGCTACCTTCTGGACGGTCGCGTGCCAGAGGACTATCTGGCGCAGGTGCATTTCTCCATGCTCGTAACCGGCGCCCCCGCGTGGACCTTCGTCGCCTACAACCTGCGCCTGCCCGCGCTCGTTATCCGCGTGGACCGCGATGAATCAATCCAGGCGAAGCTACAGGAGGCGCTGGCCGCGTTCCTGTCGCGCTACGACGCCGCGCTAAAGGCCATAGGAGAACTTGAATCATGAGCACCACCCCCGACGCCGACGCGCAGGACCGCGAGTTGGCCGCACGCATTTGCTCCGATGTTGGCTTCTTGGCTGACGCTGAACCCTATCACACAGCCAAGGTTGCCGCCGCCATCGCCGCCCACACCCGCGCCGCCGTTGAGCGCGAGACTGCGGCGAAGGACGCGGAGATTGCGCGGTTGAAGATATTTGAGAAGTGGTGCCAGAGCAACGAGGTGGCCGAGGCATTGGAGGACGTTAAGCTATACCGAAAGACGTTTGAGACGAGTGTTTCCAAATCGGTATATGATGCAGCTAATGACGCCCTCTTGGCCAGCCGTCGCGCCTGCGAGGAGGCGGTGGGGGACGCACGGTTTTGGAAGAATCTGCATGAAATGCGGCTTGTGGAGATTCCAGAACCCAAGAACCCTACCCTTTGGCGTTACCTAGAAGATTCAAATAACAACGGGGTCATAGATTATCATATCCGTGCCCAGAAGATGTCGGACGGCGGGTTCAAGTTCTACATTCACGCAGCGCAGGCTTCCTCATCGACAGAGGATTTCTATATCTGGCCCGACCCGTTCAACTGGCATGACATGGTTGCCAACACGAAGGACATCCCGGAACCCGACGTGGAATCGTTCAAGAAGGCGTTAGCGAAGGCCAAGCTCGCGCCCGCGCCGGCTGGAGGGTCTGCCAAATGAAAGAGTACACCGAGCAGGAAAAGCAGAAGATGGCTGTGGTTGTTCTCCGCTTCCTCGAAATCAACGAGCGTTCAAAGAAGCTGTCCGACATCGAGTTGGTCGAGCAGGTCGTGGATAAGGTCTGGGGAAGGGCGCACAATCTCGGCTCGTGGGAGGAGCAGCTTCTAGACGAGCTAATCACCCGCTTTGAGAACCAAGTCGGCATTGAGCGTGACGACGAGGGCAGGATCATCAAGCCCACCCCGCCCGCCGTTAGCGGCGAAAGGGGGCAATAACTTATGAGCACTCCCACAGCCATCGGATACGGTGACATCCCCACGGTTCGGCTTTCAGCCAAGCGTCCTTTGGGATGACGGGTTCCACGAATGGATGAACTTCACGCCAACCGCCCCATGCCCATCCTAACCATAACCGCCGCGTTCCTCTGCGCCTCGCTCAGTTTTGCGGCAGGCTGGAAATGCGGATCAAGAGCAACAATCGACCTGATTAAGAAGCTATGAAGGACGCATTACGCTGGACCGTCACGATATTCGTCGCCGTCATCTTCACGCTGGCCCTCGGCGCACTCTGTGTTGCCGACGAGACGAGCAAGCTGTTTAGACGTGGAGGGTCTTTATGACTGCCCCGAAGCGCGGCACCGAGATAAGGCTCTGCTGGGATGCCGTCCCGAAGCTAAAGAAGGAGGCCAGGGTTGGAAACGCGATTTGGACGGTTCTAGGCTTCGACGCCAAACGCGGCGTGCTGACCAAGATAGGATATTTTCGGAGCTGGATTCGCGCCTAGTTCTGTTCTGGCGCAGTTGCGGCTCCCGCCTGTTGCTTCGTGTCGAGGTCGGGTACCTGCAAGCCCTTGCCGCCGTCAATCATGCGGTTCTGGCGTTCCAGCTTGACCGCCCACGAGTTGAACGTCCCCACACTCACACGATACGACAGGCTTCGCTCAATGCGGTCTTGGCCATCGCGCAGGTCGTGCAGCGTGTTGTTGCAGATCCATGTCCCGTAGCAGATGGCCCCGATGAGCGCGCAGGCCGTGCCCATCGAGAGCGCGAATTTCTTCTTTTCGACGCTCTGCAGGTGGGTGCGGACGGCCTCGACGGCTATTGCTTTTGCGGCTTCCACTTCGATTTCGCTCATGGAGTGGCTTTTGTTTCGGTTAAATCAAGGCCCCGGACTAAGCATTTTTAAGTACGGCGACATGGCGAGCGCCCCCGGAGATACCTGAAACGGCTCGACCCGCGCCAAGAGGTCCACCCCGCCGGCGCGGATCCCCGCATAGACCAGCTCCGAGCAGAACCACGCCCCCGCCTGCTTCTGCTCCGGGCACCGCGTCAGGAAGCCGACAATGTCCAGATTGGCGTAGGGAAGGCCAAGCTGCGCCCCCAGGAACCGCTCCACGGAGATTTCTGATAGGCTGGAAGGCCCGCAAACCGTGAAAAGGTCACAGGTATCGCCCGGGGGCAGCGCGGGCAGCCTGTGCACGCCCACGCCCTCTATCGCCTCAATGAGGCTGCCGTCGGACTGAATGATGGCCGCGTGGCAGTACTTGCTTCGCGTGAACCATTCGATGGCAACCGAGATGCGCGAGACTGTCCCGTAGAAAAGGGCGACCTTGACGCTCATCGCATGGCAAACACCTGATAGGGCAGCGGGCTATTCGGGGTGCGGGCGGCGGTCGGAGCGGGCGTCTGCGCGACCACGATGGCGCGCTCAATGCCGTTCACGACGGTCTGAATAATCGCACCGGCAGCGCCTTGCAGCGGCGTCGGCGCCGTGGCGTTCTGGTTGGCGAGGATCTGCTGCACGGCACCGTCCAAGAGCGCGGCCTCGGTCGGCGTAACCTGCCCCTTGGTGGCGGCAACGACCTGCTGCAAGAGACCGGCCTCATCGGCGGCGGTCAGCTTGCCCCCCTGGAACTTGGCCCAGTCGTTGACGATGGCCTGCGCGACGGGGATCAGCGTCGGGTTCTTGGTGATGAGCTGCGTGGTGGCGACCTCGGCGCCGATGTAGGCGGCGGAGGCTTGGATCTGGGCGGTGTTGCAGGCGGTTAGGCCGGCGGCGATGATGGCGATTGCGATCAGGTTTTTCATGGTTTTGAGGAAGGTGGCGGGGTGATGGGTTGGATTACGGAAGGGTCTATCGGCGGGGGGTTGGCCCTCGCGAAAGTGTAGGCACCCGTCACGGCGGCACCGATCGCCGCACGGAGCACCGTCTTGGCATCCATCGGATGCGTGGACAGAAGCCAGTCGTTAACGACCGGGATTGCCGCCCCCATGGCAGCGAACTCCAAGGCGTGCAGGTACTTCTTAAGTGTAGGGCTCATGGGAAAGATGGTATGGGGTCTTTACCTGCTTTTTGCAAGGTTAGTTAGTCAGCCTACTGGAGCCAAACAATCGTGCACACCGTGGTCGAGAGGGTCGTCGTCGTGTGGATGGTATCCGGGTTACGGCGTAAAGGTGCCTGACCCGGTGAAAATGAAAACGTAATTTCCGCCCGAAGTGCTCTGGCTGTAGGTGCCCGTGGCGGTCGCCAGGCGGTAGGTGTTCGGGTAGTAAATAATGCAGATGCCCGAACCCCCCGTTGTCGTACCTGTGCCGCCGCCGCCGCCGCCGCCCGTGTTCGTCGTGCCACTGGTGCCACCAGCCGTTCCACCAGGCCCTCCCCCCCCTGACCCTCCTGCGCCACCAGCGGTGCTGCCAATCCCGCCGCCGCCGCCGCCGTAGGTCGTCGAAGAACCGGAGATGGCAGAGGTGTATCCAGCCCCTCCCGCAGCCCCAACGGTGCCCGAACCGGCAGCGCCAACCGCCGTCGCGCCGCCGCCCCCGCCCGAAGAACCAACCGACCCGCTGGCGCTGCCTCCGCTTGATCCTTGGCCGCCCGTTCCAGAGCCGCCCGAGCTGCTAATGGTGCCACCGCCTCCCCCGGAACCCCCGCTGCTTCCGTTAGCAGTTCCCCCTGCGCCTCCACCCGTGGCCGTTTCGCTTGAGAAAACAGAGTTGGCCCCAGAAGCTCCCGCTGTGCTCGTCCCCCCAATGGTGACTGTGAGAGGGATTCCAGAAGCTACCGAAAAGTTTGACCCGCCAACATCATAGGTCCGATCCACGCCGCCCCCACCACCGCCGCCATATACACCTCCGCCACCTGCCGCAACAAGCAGCATGTGGACCGTGGGGGTGCTGGTGGTTTTTGTCCAGAACGAGTACGGAAACGCCGACGCGAAGCTAAAGCTCGCGGTGAACAGCAGGGCCGATACAAACCTAGGGAGTCGCTTCAGAACACGCTTCATGGCTTAGAAGTTCTGGACGGCGTTGCCGTAGAGCGTGGTGCCGATCTTGACCAACGTCCAAACATCCGTGTGGGCACCGATAGTCTGCGTTGGCTGGGACCCACCGACCCACTTAATCGAATTGCCCCACGTCACTGTATAGTTCGAGGCCGTGTTGGTCAGCGCGAACACGTAGGACTGGCCGTCGATCAGGTTGCTCAGGGTCACTGTGGTCAGATTGGCGTTTAGCGTCACCGAGAATGTCCTGGCCACAGATCCATCGAACGTAACCGCGCCGGCCGATTCGGTTGGCGTCGAGGTCGCCGGGCTCACGTAGGCCGTCGTGGCGACCTTGGTCGAGGTATCGTTGGTGCCGGCCGTGGTCGCCGTGGCTGCCGCGATCGCAGGCGTACCCGTCAAGGTGGGGGACGCCGAATAAACCAGGTTGCCCGTTCCGGTCGCGCCCGTTGATGTCACGCCCTCAAAGGTCGTGTGGCCCGTGACGGCCAAGTTACCTCCCACCGTCGTCGTCCCGCTGCCCAAGTTCACCGCGCCGCTGCCGCTGACCGTGAGGGTTGAAGATATTCCAAGAGCGGTAAAGTTACCAGCAGCAGCAGAGGTACCACCGATTGCTGGAGGGGAGGCAAAGAGTGCGGTGATGCCCGTGCCATTCACCGTGTTGTTGAAGGTGTTAGTGCCGGTCCATGTGTTGTTGGATGCCAACGAAGAACTTACCGAGCTGCCGTTCACGTAGAGGCCTGTTGCATTGATCGTCCCCGCGCCCTGACTTCCACCCGTTGCTGAGTTCATCACCACACTCCCCGTACTGGTAATGGTCCCGCTGCCCAAGTTCACCGCGCCGCTGCCGCTGACCGTGAGGGTTGAAGATATTCCAAGAGCGGTAAAGTTACCAGCAGCAGCAGAGGTACCACCGATTGCTGG